GATCACCGACCTGCGCTTCGACCGGGTCACCGCTCAGCGGATCGTCAGCCGAATCGCACAGGGGGCAGTTGGGCACCGTTTCTTCGCCACAGATCGGCGGAAGAAGCGCCGGTAACACTCCATACCATCCGCTCTGACGGGTACGCTGTGAGCTATGGACGAGCGCACGGTCGCATTCACGGTCGCGGGCAAGCCCGCCACGCAGGGCTCGAAGAACCCTGTCGTGCCGACGTACAAGGACGGCACGCCGGTCAGGCGGCACCGGAAGGGCTGCCCGAACCGCGACCGTTCCGTCGCCCGCGACGGGATGCCGGGGCCGGACGGCTCGTGGCAGAAGATCGCCTGCGAGTGCCCGATCCTGGTCAACACGCGCGAGGACAATCCGAAGCTGGACGCGTGGCGCGACGCCGTCGGCTACACGGCCCGGCTCGCGATGGGCGGTCGCGAGGTCTTCGATGGTCTAATCGAGGCCACCTTCGTGTTCGTGCGACAGCGTCCGAAGGCCCACTACGGCACCGGGAAGAACGAGCGCCAGTTGAAGGACAGCGCACCGGCAGCGCCGGGCAGCATCCCCGACGGGCTCAAGCTCGCCCGCGCGGTCGAGGACGCGCTCAAGGGCGTCGTCTACACCGACGACTCGCTGATCGTCACCCACCACATCGGCAAGCGGTACTGCCACCGGTGGGAGGACGAGCACGTCGAGGTAACGATCACGCTGCTGGAGACGCAGACCGTGGGCGATCTCGTCGCCTTCGACATGCTGGAGCTTCCGCGCCCCGAGGAGCACGCGGAGCAGTTGGAACTGCTCGTCGCGTAGGGCCGATGGAGGACGACGCTTTCCTCCACTGGCTCGCTGGGCTGATCGACGGCGAGGGTTGCTTCCAAATCAAGGCGAGGAATCGCCCGTACGGCGTCACGTACGCCTGTCACTTCTCGCTGCGTCTCCGAGACGACGACGAGGAAATCGTGCGCGAGATCGCAGCGCGCACGGGTCTAGGACGCGTCCACTGGCGGTCGCGCAACGGGCTTGGCGGCAACGACACGGTTGTTTGGGAAGTCGAGCGTCGCGCCGATGTGCGTGCGCTCGTGATGATTCTCGACGAGCACCCGCTGCGCAGCCGGAAGCGCAGAGACTTCGAGGTCTGGCGCGAGGGTGTCGCGGAGTGGGCGACGCTGCGCCGTGGCGCCGACTGGAGCCGCATGGCAGAGTTGCGGAAGCGGCTCGTCGCGACGCGCGCCTACTCGCTCGACCGCGCCGCGTAGCTTCCGCCAAGGGAGGGCTCGGGCGGGCGTGTACCCCGCCCGACAGCCCCCGCCGCGTTGTCGGACGAGGATACGCCGCACGGGTAGCAACACGATGTGTGCTATACTGTGGTGGTGTGTGCCATCCGACCACGGAGGTAGTCGATGAACGAGAACGGTGCTGAGGCCCAGCCTCGCACGTTCGTGATCCGGGGGCGCGGTCGCCGCTGGCGAGTGTGGTACCCGGACGAGTCCGCGATCCCCACCACGATCCCGGTCATGCGTGACGGCGAGATCGTCGGCACGATTCAGGCGGCGGCTCCGACCGGGAAGCTGATCGAGTCGCACTTCACCGGCACGTACGAGGAGTGCGAGGCGTACATCCTCGCCGACGACCCGCAAGCGCAGATCAGGAAGCAGTGGGTCGCGACCCGAGGCGAGGCGCTGGGAAAGGCTCAGCGCGCTGCGAAGCGGAGGCCAGCATGAAGGGCGGCAGGCTCAGGGTGCTGAACGAGACGAGCTATCCCGACGATGAGGTGAAGGCGCTCGTGGAGTTCGGGCTCCGGGAGATCGACGTACGCCGCACCGGCCTGCTCGCGCTCGTGAAGCACGCTCGACGCGAATACAGCGGCACCTTCTACGACTACATGGGCAACGGCATCCCTCTCTGGGCCTACAAGCGCATGACCAGGAACGAGCGGTTTCTGATCGTCCTGCGCATCGGCCCGCCCGAGGGCTTCCCGATCACCCCGTTCCGCCGCAACGGCATCATCCACGACGCGCGCTCGTGGCAGGAGGCGCTCGTAGGGATTGCCGCCCACGAGGGGCTCCACGCGGAGCACGCCTACGACCGTGCCTACCGCGAGCGGGCGCGGCTCGCGAGCGGACGGCGGCGACGCATCGGCATGCAGCGGGTGGAGCCGAAGTGCGAGGCGTTCGAGGCGCGGATGATCCACCGCTACCGCGAGGAAGTGACGACGTGACCGAGCCTCGACGCTACACGTCGTCCGAGAGCGACACCGTGCTGAACCCCGTCGGGCCAGCCTCGCAGCAGGAGGAGCTTCCGCTGTACGAGGGCGAGAAGATGGGCGACCGGCTCGCCGACGTGCTGTTCGGCACCGACGAGGAGCAGACAGCGACGCTGATGGTGCCGTCGCAGTTGATCCGCACGCTCGCCGGGCACGCCCCGAGCGTAGGCTGGCCGTGCGCGCTCACGCAGGAGGCGCTCGACCGGCTCGACCCGGCGGGTAAGCACATGCTCCGCGAGCTGACGCGCATCTTCCTGCCTGACGGCAGCGAGGTCGTGCGCACGCGCATGATCTTGAAGCTCGCCGATCTCCCGGCGACGCAGCCGTGGGAGGAGTTCGTCGATCTCCCCGTCAAGGCTGTCGGGACGATGATCGACGCCGCCAGGCACGGGACGATCGGCGTGAGGCCGAGGGGCATCCCACTCGACTACGTCGGATTCGCCAAGCCGGTGCTCAAGCCGACGCGTCCGCGCTGGGCGGGCTCGGTCAGCTTCGACCCGGTGATCGAGCAGGCGCGCATCATCGCGAGCGGCATGTCGCTGCACATGGGCTTCTCCGACAACGCCGCCCGCCAGTTGCTCTCCATGACCGAGGCGAGCATCCTCGACTCCTGCCACGTCGTGCGTGTCGATCCCGAGCAGGTGGCGGTGCTGCCCGAATGGGAGAACGACGACGAGTTCATCGAGTTCGGGCTCGAAGCCGAGCTTCCCTTCGAGACGATCTACCTCGACTTCGAGGGGCCAGGCGGACTCGCCCCGCCAGCAGGGATCGACCTGTACGGCAACCCGGTCACGATCCGAGGCGCGCTGATGTTCCCCCGCTTCGAGGGCGGGCCGCTCACCGTCGCCCCGGTCGGCTGGGCCGAGGGCGTCGAGGTGAACCGACAGGCGATCCGCTGGTCGCCGCACGAGACGGCAGGCTGGTTCGTGTTCGACCGCGACGTGCTCCGCAACGAAAACGGCAAGCCCATGCACATCACGACCGGGCCGCTGATGCTCGAAGGAACGACCACCGGGGGTCACGCGATACTCGTCGCGGCAGACTCGTGCTGCCTGCCCGCCGAGCCCGACGAGGACGTGCCGGTCGGCGCAGACGGCTGGCCCGGCCACGCGATCCTCCCGTTCAGCAAGCGCGCCGCTGTCGCCGCCGCTGGAGTGGACACGGCGGTGAACAACATCATGTGGTGGTCGCACCTGATCTGGGTGCTGACGAAGAAGGCGATGGCGGCGCTCAGCATCGTCGAGGCCGAGGAAGTGATCCTCGTAGACGCGCCGATGGAGAGGCGCGACCGCAAGCGCGCCGAAAAGCGCGGCTGGCCCATCGCCCAGCAGGTGATGATCCGGCCCGCACGGCGACGCGCCGACGGCGAGCGCACGGTCACCGGCAACGAGGCGAACTACTCGCACCGGTTCTGGGTGCGCGGCCACTACAAGCACTTCCCGCTCGGCACTCGGGTGGCCGACGTGCGACCCGATCTCGTCCGCCCGTGCCCCCGCACCGATCTGGCGACGAACTGTGGGTTCTGCCGCCGAATCTGGACGCCGCCCTTTATCAAAGGGCCAGACGACAAACCGCTCGTGTTGAAGACGCTCGTGCGTCGCAAGCTGAGCCCTCGCCCACTTTCATCGTGAGCCCAAAAACGCTAACATCGTGTTCCGCATGACCCGGTCAGGAGCGACCATCCCGCAGCACCCAAACCTCAAGCGGGGCACGCAGTCGGATCGTCGCTACATCGTCAGGCCCGGTAAGGACGGCTGGGTTCTCTACGACACCGTGCTCAAGCGGATCGTCGTCTACCGGATCGAGGCGAGGAAGGCGGCGCGCGAGCTACGTGACACCTGGAACTCGACGCTCGACAACGGCAAGTCCATCGTGCTGCGAGGGCTCGGCAGGGGCGAGTTCGTCGGCACCGGAGAGGCGTCGGCGATCATCGGCGTCGAGCCGCCACGGATCGGCAGGTGGATGCGCAACCATGAGGAGAAGGGGAGCCCGAAGCGGCTACCCGACCCGGTCGCGAAGCTCAAGATGGGGCCGGTCTGGCTGCGCTCCCAGATCGAGCAGGTGCGCGACGGCGTCTCTATCGAGGAGATTCGCACGTTCTCGCTTGCCCTCGTCGGCACCGCCGAGGCAGCCGAGGACATTCTCGACATGAAGCGCGACCGCATCGGCGTCTGGCTCGACAAGGGCTGGATGCCGCCGCCGCTCGACCGGATCAGGGCAGGCCCGTTGTGGTGGAGGCCCGACGTGGAGAAGCTCCGGCCTGAGCGTGAGCGGCGAAGGCGAGCCGGGTAGAGAGGTTCCCGCCTTGTAGGGCGGGGGTTAGCGCCGGGCGGTATGTTCCGGCAAACGACGACCCGACGGGGAGGAGGGCAGATGCGCGGCAGCGATTTCATCGAGTACGAGACGAGCGGAGGCGGCGAGGAGGAAGGCGGCACCGGCGATTCGGGCGATGGGGGCGACGCACCCGACGCGGGCGACGCGGGCGACGCGGGCGACGCGGGCGACGCGGGCGACGCGGGCGACGACGACGCGGCGTAGCTCGGCTCGGAGCACTTGTTCTGGAGGGGCGGCGGTTGCCGCCCTTCCTGGTGTCTGGGATCAGCGATACTCTGTGACGGGTGGCCGTCAGCCCAGAATCCGATCCGACGTGTGCGGTCACATTTGCCTAGCCGATGGATGGCAAGACAGAGACACTCCTCAAAGCCCGAGCCCCGTTACACACCGGAGAGGGCACTAGCGTGGTTTCCCGTCTTCGTCCGCTACGGGGCGCTGATCGGCGTGGCGGTCGAGGCCATCATCAGCATCGGCAACAGGCAGCTTCCCGAGCGGCCCTATCTGCTGGCGCTCTACGGAGCGATGCTCGGCCTCACAGAGATCGCGGAGGCGCTGCGCGACCGGTCGAAGTCGTGACGAAAGTGACGGAACAGGTGTTTCGATGGTGCAAGAGACATAGGTTGGTCTTCGGGTGCATCGTGGTCGCGTCCGCGCTCAGCTATCTCACCCTCTACCTGCTATTCGGGGGCGAGATCGTGCAGGTGATCGGCGTCGGCTACATGGTCGTCGTCGTGTCCTCTCATGTCGGCGCTCACTACGTCGCATGAGTCCACGCAGACTCGTCAGACCCTCTGCTCGCGAGGCGGTGCTCAGCCGCGAGTGGTGGCAGGGCAAGGTCGCTATCACTCGCCGCCTGCTGCTGATCGGCTTCATCGTCCCCTACATGCTGATCGCCGTCGGGGCGTACTCGCTGTTCAAGGCGAACCGGCACCGGATCGACGACTTGCAGGCGCTCGTCTGTCGCGACAAGGTCGATGCGGCGCGCGGCCTCAATCGCTCGTACGAGTACCTCGAAGACTTCCCGAACGGAGCGCCAGGGATTCCGCGCGCGCTGATTCGCCAGGGGATGATCGACGACCGCAACACGCTGGTGGAGTTGCAGCACGTGGACTGCGACGAGGCAGACGTACTCACCGAGAAGCTCCTCCAGCGGTCAATCCCGCCGGTGAAGCCGACTCCGGAGGAGTTGACGCGCGCAAACACAGAAGTCCCTGGTCGCGTGCGCGATCCGTAGTCGTGTAGACCGCGTCCGCTCATAGCGGTATGCTGTGCGCTCCCCGACCAAGGGAGGCGCATGCCAGCAGACATGAACGTCGTCGCGCTGATCGGCAACCTGACTCGCGACCCCGAGCTTCGCCACACACCGGCGGGAACGCCCGTGTTGAAGATGCGCGTCGCCGTGAACAGCCGAACGAAGACCGGCGACACGTGGGGCGACAAGCCCAACTACTTCGACGTGATCGTCTGGGGGGCACAGGGCGAGAACGCGTCCCGGTTCCTCTCGAAAGGACGCCGCGTCGGGATCACCGGCAGGCTCGACTGGCGCGAGTGGGAAGCACAGGACGGCTCGAAGCGACAGGCAATCGAGATCGTTGCCGACAGCGTCCAGTTCCTCACCCCGCGTCAGGACGGCGACAGCGGCGGCAGCCGCCAGTTCCAGGAACCATCCGAGCCCGAGCCCTACCGCAGCACCGCCGGAGCGGACGAGCCCTACGCGGGCGACGACGACATTCCGTTTTGATTTCGTTTCTACGATCTACGGTTATGTCGTCTGACGAGGAGCGTAGCATCGCGCGGTGCCTCGCAAGCCGTCCTGTCTCTGCGGCACGTGTCCCAAGTGCAAGCGACGACTGCGTGCAAGGGCTAGCTACGTCCCGAGGCCACCGAAGCCCTCGCTCTCTGCCGAAGAACGCGAGAAGCGGGCAGCGACGAGACGTGCTCAAGCCGCCGAGAGTGCTCGCGCTCGATACCAGGCTATGTCTGTCGAGGAGCGTCGCGCGATGGTTGCGCGGCGGGACAAAGAGAAGGTTCGTGCTCGTGATCGTCGCCGAAGTAGGCAGCCTCGTGTTCTGCAACGCCTCGCGAAGAATACGAGGCGGTGGCGGGCGGAGCATCCCGAGGCGGCACGGGCACACAGCGCGGTCGCGCGTGCGCTACGACGCGGCGAGCTTGTTCGGCAACCGTGCGAAGTCTGTGGTGCGACGCGGCGGGTTCACGCTCACCACGACGACTACTCGAAGCCGCTGGAAGTTAGATGGCGGTGTCCGCTCCACCACGCTGAGCTACGCAAGGGAGGACTGATGGCAAAGGAACGTGCAATCACGATCAAGCAGCGCGACGTGTTGCGCGCGCTGAACCGGGAAGACGGGCCGGTCACGACGCAGGCGCTCGACGCCACGCTGTCACGGCTCGGCTCGTGGTACTACGGCTACGACGCGCTGCACGCGACGCTCAAGCGGCTTCATGCGCGCGGACTGACGAAGCGTGAGGGTCGTCCGGCGAAGTGGTCGCTGACTCGGAAGGGCGAAGCCGCCCTGTCGTGAGCGAGCTTCACCTCGCGCGCGGGTTCTCGCTCCCGCTCGACGTAATCACCGAGGCGACCGCTGTCGTCGCGACGCGTGGTGCAGGCAAGTCCTCGACCGGCGCGGTGATCGTCGAGGAGACATTCCCGCTCGGCGTCCAGTCGGTCGTCTTCGACCGCACCGGCGTCTATTGGGGGCTGCGCTCGAACCGTGATGGTCAGGCGCGGGGAGGGCTAGGCATCTACGTGCTCGGAGGCCCGCACGGCGACGTTCCACTCGAACCGCACGCTGGCGTGATGATCGCCGACCTCGTCGTCGAGTCGGGCCACTCGTTCGTGCTCGACTTCTCCGATCTCTCGAAGGCCGGAACGGTCAAGTTCGCCGCCGAGTTCCTCGAACGGCTCTACGACCGCAAGGCGCGCGCACGTTCGACGACTGTGCTCGTGATCGACGAGGCCCACTTCTACGCGCCGCAGACGCCGCGCGGGGGCTTCAAGGGCGACTCCGCGAAGCTGATGGGTGCGATGGAGGATGCGTGCGGGCTCGGACGCTCGCGCGGGCTCGGCGTCGTGCTCACGACCCAGCGGACGCAGTCGCTCAACAAGGCGGTGCTCGACCTGATCGAGACGATGATCGTGATGCGGATGCTGTCGCCGCGCGCCCGTGAGGCGGTGCGGGACTGGATTCTCGTCAAGGGCGAGGAGGACGAGCAGGGCGTTATCAGGACGCTCGACTCGCTGCCGACCGGCACCGGCTGGGTGTGGTCGCCGCTGCGCGGGGTTCTGGAGAAGGTCGCGATCCGGCGGATCAAGACGTTCGACTCCTACGCGACGCCGAAGGCGGGCGAGGTGCGCGTCGAGCCGACCGCCCGGAAGGAACTCGACCTGGACGCGCTCGGCGAGCAGATGAAAACAGCGGTCGAGAAGGCCAAGGCCGACGATCCGAAGGAACTGCGGGCTGAGATCGCACGGCTCAAGCGCGAGCTAGAGCAGCGTCCTGCGGAGGAGGTCGAGAAGGTCGTCGAGGTCGAGAAGGTCGTCGAGATGCCGGTGCTGAGCGCCGAGCACCTGATGGAACTGACCGGGCTCGCCCACAAGCTGTCCGACGCGATCATCGCCGGACAGGAACTTCTCGGCGAGTTCGCTCGGCCCGTCAACGACCTCAACGCGGCGCTGAACCGAATCGTTGACGCATCGAAGGATCAGGTGTCGACGGACACGATCCGTCCGCCGACAAGGACTCGCCCCGCCGATCCTCCGCGTCTGGGTACCACGACGCGGCGACAGCCGGAGCCGGGTGGTGCAGTAGGAGACGCCGCCCGCCGACGGCCCGCGCCGGAGGCCGCTCCTGACACGAGCGCGTCAGGCGGGGCGAGCCCCAGCGGCAACCTGACCGGGCCGATGCAGCGCGTACTCGACGCCGTCCGCTGGTTCGAGACGCTCGGGATCAGGACGCCGGGCCGGATCGAGGTCGGTTTCATCGCTGGCTACCGCACGTCGAAGAAGGGCGGCGGGACGTTCGCGAACATCCTCGGTGCGCTGGCTAACCGCGAGGGCAGGTACGACTGGCCCCCGCTGCTGGACTATCCGTCGCCAGGCTCGCTGGCCCTGACGGAAGCCGGGCGCTCGCTCGCGAACGATTCCGGTATCGAACCGACGAACGAGGCGGTGCAGGAAGCCGTGCTGGCGAGGCTCAGCGAGCCGGAGCGGCGCGTGCTGCGCAACCTGATCGACGTGTACGACGAGCCGCTGAGTCGGATCGAGCTAGGCGCACGCTCGGGCTACACCGTGACCGAGAAGGGCGGCGGCACGTTCGCGAACATCCTCGGGCGTCTGCGCACGCTCGGAGTGATCGAGTACCCCTCGACCGGGATGGTCGTGGCGACCGACGTTCTCTTTCCGCTGGGAGGCTGACGATGTGGATGTGGCTGTGGTTCCTGCTCGCTGTTGCGGCAGTGCTGATCTTCCTCGCCTACGTGGCGGTGCAGGCGAAGACGAAGGTCACGCTGAGATTCGAGACGACCGGGATCGCCGACAACGGCAACGAGATTCGGCTCGTCAGCGAGTTCAGTGGGCGGGTGCAGGGCGAGGAGCAGGCGTACGCGTTCTCGTTCGAGGTCGAGAAGCTCTACACGCAGACCACGAAGGCGTCGGACGACTACGGCAAGCTGACTCGCGAAGATGGCTGATCGCGGCGATCAGGCCCGAGAGATGGCGCACCTGCGTGCGCTTCCTCGTTGTCGCACCTGCGGCGCTCCGGCGTCGGAGGCACTGCGCAACGGGTTCAATGCGCCGCTTGGCGTCTATTGCAGCCGCCATGCGAAGGCGGCGCTCCGAGAGTTCCGAGGGCACTAGTCTGGCAACACGTTGTGTGCTATCCTGAGCGGCGTGTGTAACCGACCACTCAGGAGGTAGTCCGTGGCAAGCACCATTCGCACACTCGTACTGAACGTCGCGACGCTCAGCGTTCCCGTGGCGCTCAAGACCGCGTCCGAGAAGAAGCTGCCGTCGTTCTCGACGGCGAGCCCGAAGGGCAACCGGTTCGAGAAGTTCGTCGGCACCGGGATCGAGGAGGAGTCAGTCGTCGAGACGCCCGAGGACGCGAAGGCCGTCGCCGAGGAGCTTGGCGTGCCGGTCGAGGAGGTACAGAACGGCAAGCGCACCCGCTACCGCGACACCGTCACCGGCGAGGTGTTCGAGGAGCACGAGATCAAGCACGGCGTCTGGGAGGGCGACACTTTCTACGCCATCGACAAGCACGAGATCGAGAAGATCAACGCGCTGACGAAGCTCGACGAACTGACGATCCAGGGCTTCGTCCCGCTCGACGACGTGCCGTGGGAGCGCGTGAAGAACGGCTACTACCTGACGCCTAACAAGGGCGCGGGGCTCAAGGCGCTGAACCTGCTGCGGGTCGCGCTGGAGCAGACCGGCACCGCTGGGGTCGCACTCCTGTGCCCGAAGTCGCGTGTCCACCTCGCGCTGATCTACGCCCGGCACGGCGGCGTGATCGTCTCTACACTCGCGTTCGCCGAGGAGTGGGCGCAGGTGCGCGAGGGCGCAGCTTCTCTCTCCGACCCGCGCGGCGAGCCGACGGAGAAGGAAGTCGAGATGGCCGTCAAGCTGGTCGAGGCGCTCTCGACCGACGCGGCGGTGCTCGACGGGGTCGGCGATCTCCAGGCGAACATGAAGGCCGACCTGGTCGAGAAGGCGAAGATGGGCCAGCCGCTCACCGAAGTAGACGCCGACGTGCGCAAGGTCGGCGGCGGCGTGACGGAGCGCGACGAGACGCTGCTGGAGCGGATGCTGCGCGAGAGCCTCCAGGCGGCGAAGGCCACGAAGAAGTCGGGGCGCAAGCACAAGACCCCGAAGAAGGCTTCCCGAGCGACTACCCGGAAGCGGGCGGTGGCGACCAAGTGACCGAGGCCGATCTCGCATACGCCGCCGGTCTGTTCGAGGGCGAAGGAAGCATCGGCATCTTCCGAAACAGCCACAAGAACGGCATCTTCCTGCGCGTGATGGTGTCCATGACCGATCCCGAGCCGGTGGCGTTCATGCAAGCGCACTTCTCCGGGGCGCTCGGGATGGAGCGTCGGAATATGCCGGGACGGACGCCCCTCCATCGGTGGACGGCGTGCTCACGGCAGGCTGGCGCGTTCCTCGAAGCGGTGCTCCCGTATCTGCGAACCGAGCGAGTGATTCGGCGCGCGAGGCTCGCAGTCGAGTTCCAAGCGCAGAAGGGTTCGAGCGGCAGGAAGGACGACGCGTACAACGAGCGTCAGGTGATTTTCTACGAGCGCATGAAGGCGCTCGGGAGACGAGCTTCTCGCGAGACTGCCTCCGAGAAGGTGGGTGCGCTGGCGACGGCGTAGCTCACGGGTCGTACACACCGGGATTGAGGCCGTCCTGCGGGGCGGCTTCGCCCGTTTGAGGGGCAAAAGAAGGGCCGGGATCGTCCCGGCCCTTCTGCTGCTTGCGGCGCTTGGCCCGTCCCTTGTCGGGGATCGTGTGCCAGCGGCCCTGCGGATCGCGGAACCGCTTGCCCGGCTGGCCGCCGCCCTCGGGCTTGTGCGACTTCCCTGCCTTCTTCCCGAGCGGCAGCCAGATGCCGGTCTGCCCGGCATAGCGACCCGACTGTGGCGTCGAGACAGGCGACGCGACCTTGCGCCTGCGGTGAGGTGACCGATCCATGCCCACCGCGACCACCTCCTTCGAGGCCGTCGTGGGTTCCAGGGCATGTCGGGTATTAGGTCGTCACCACTCCTCCAGGATGAGGTGCCCGCTGAGAGTACCTGGCGCTCAGAGCATGTTGCAAGTCGTCCGGTGGAAAGGGTAGGATTACGCATGACCCGACCGACGATTTAGGAGGATCGCATGCCACCGACTAAGAGGTTCGAGTGCGTCACGACCGCGCAGGTCGAGCGCACGTACATCGTCGAGGCGAAGGACGAGGATCAGGCCCGCGCGCGGCTCAAGACGCACATGAAAGACTCCGAGCAGCAGCGCGAGGGCATCGTCGAGAAGCTCGACATGGACAAGAACACGACGACGGAGCGGATCACCAGGATCAAGACCACGCCTGGGGTCAGGGACGCGACGCCGCCCGAGCCAAGCGAGTAAGCTAGGCCCGTGGCGGCTGGCGAGCCGATCAGGAAGAAGACCCGCGTCAGGGGTGGGGGCGCCGTCGCTGATCCACGGCTCGGGCGCGTACGGACGCCGCACGACGAGCACATCGAGGCGTACCCGCTGCGGGCACTCCCGCTGACCGAGCAGCCGCGCAACTCGCCCGTTGGGATCGGCGTCAACTGGTACCGGAACTTCTACGCCGACAGGCTGATCCAGCGCGCGGGCCGGTTCGGACGCATCGAGTGGTGGGTGCGCGAGGGCGACCTCGGCTCGATCCTCGGCGGGCACGCGATCACGCTGGAGGCGTTCCCCGGCGAGAGCGCAGTCCGCGACCGCACGTCGTGGTGGGAGTGGCACGACCAGGTCAGCGAGGGCATCTGCGTCAGCGAGATGGCTGTGCGGCTGATGGCGCACAACAACCGGCGCATGTACCAGCCGCGACCGCTCTACGACGTGGCCCAGCAGAACGACGAGTGGGCCGGGGAGGCGTACGACGGCACGAGCGTGAACGCGGGTCTGTGGGTGCTCCTGCACCACGGTGCGATCCCGAGGTGGGGCGGCGAGCGCCACTTCATCCAGAAGGGCGAGGTGACGAGGCCGTTCTCGTCGGCGGAGGGCATCAGCGCGTTCCGCTGGGCGCTCGATGACAACGAGGTCTTCCGGGTGCTCGGCAACCAGGACGCGGAGTACGCCGTCTGGCTCAACTCGTGGGGGCGTGCCCACTACCCGCATCGGGTGAAGGTGCCGCGCAGCGTGATTGCGCGCCTTCATGCGGAGGACGGGGAAATGGGGATCATCACCGACCGATGATGAAGTTCGTGCCTTGGTTCCTGCGCCGGTGTCGCTGTCGCAGCTACCACCGCCGCACCGGTAGTCACGCCGACGGTTGCCCGAGGTTCCGCTGACGTAGCCGTGTGGGCCGAGTTCACGGGTGGGCCGTACGACGGCTTGCGTGTCTCGACCAGCCTTCCGCTCGTGGACTATCTGTGGGCGGGGGTCATTGCTCCCAGGCTCTACCGCGCCGAGAAGGAGGGACGCTTCCTCTACCGCGTCAGCCACGTGGTCGTTCCGAGCGACGACGGGCCGGTGATGAAGCTCGCGTTCGCTGGGCTCACCGATCGTGTTTGTGACGGCTGCGGCGCGATCACGCGCGAGGCGAAGCGGGACTCGTGCGCACTCTGCGGCGGGACGCTCCGGCGTCCGGGTGGTGTGCTGTGAGCGCGCAGGGGGTAAACTCGCGGCGTGGCTGGGAAATCTGGGCGCAAGGCTAAGAGCCTGGAGCAGGCGAAGGCCCAGACACGTCCGAGGCGGACGCCGAAGAAGAAGCCGAGGGCCAAGCCGAAGACGAAGCGGCTGACGGCGGCGCAGACCGTCCAGCGTGACACGGAGGTCGTGCGCGACAGACTCGTCGGCGACATGTCGTGGACGGGTATCGCGACCAAGCATGGGATCGACGAGAGCACCGCCCGTCGCATCCTGGCGCGCTGGCGCGAGAACAACGCTGAGAGCATCGACCAGGTCGATGCCACTGGCGAGCTATGGGAGACGCTCCAGGGACTAGAAGCGCAGTTGGAGCGGTTGCGCGAAGGGCGCGAGCGTGCGGTGAAGCAGAACAACCTCAATGCCGAACTCGGGTTCGAGGGCAAGATGCTCGACACGCGTCAGGCGAAGGTGAAGCTGCTCCAGGAGGCCGACATGCTTCCGAAGAATCTCGGCACGCTCAAGCACGTGTTCGAGGTGCGCACCGTGGTGCAGCGCGTCGTGTTCGTGCTCGACCGGATCGAGAAGGGCGAGATCGAGCCCGGCGAGGCGAAGCGCGAGGTGCTCGCCCTGCTCGCGCCGTCAGACAACTAGCGTGGTGCAGTTCGCCTCGCAGGCTCGCGGATGGGCCGGTGTTCGTCGTGAGGTAGCAGCGGACGAGGGCTCGCCCATCGAGCAACTCACCGAGAAGCTCCAGATCGACATTCGCGAGACGGAGAACCTGCGCGTGCCGTTCCTGCCGTGGGCGCTGCGCATCCCCGAGCCGAAGACGAAGACTCTCGACTTCGAGCGGTTCCCGTTCCAGCGCGAGTGGTACGACGACGACTACACCTATGAGCCCGAAGGGTGCGTGAAGAAGGCGACGCAGGCGGGCGCGTCGGCGTGGGCCGTCAGGTGGGGGCTGTTTTTCCCTGACACGAAGGGATGGACGAGCCTCTACGTCTTCCCGAAGGCGAAGCAACTCAACGAGTTCAGCGACCAGCGGATCAAGCCGCTGATCGAGCGCGTCCCCTACCTGCGCTCGCGGGTGCCGTACGGGTACACGAACAACAAGGGCTTGAAGCAGGTCGGGCTCGGGTTCGCGAACTTCCGAGGCTCGCAGAACAAGGACGAGTTGGACTCTGTCGATGCCGACGTGATCGTCTTCGACGAGTACGACCGGATCGTCCAGGCGAACATTCCCGACGCCGAGCAGCGGATCACGGGCTCGCCACACGGGATGATGCGGCGACTCGGGACGCCGACGATCCCGCAGTTCGGCATCTCGGCGATCTATGAGGGCACCGACAAGCGCGTCTGGATGGTGAAGTGTAAGCGGTGTCGGGTGGGCTGGCAGGAGATCGACTTCTGGAAGAACGTCGATCAGGAGCGGGTGCTGATTGTCTGCTCCCACTGTCGCAAGCCGCTCGACGTGGCAAAGGGGGAGTGGGTGCCGCAGGTGACCGAGGTGCAGCGCCCGCGTGGTTACCACACGCCGCGTCTGATCGTGCCGTGGACGAACCTCCAGAAGATCATCGACCACTCGAAGGAAAAGCGCATCTACCAGGTGCAGCGGTTCTACAACAAAGACCTCGGGATCGAGTTCCAGGAGGAGGGTGGGCGGCTGACCGATGCCGACCTCGACGCTGCGATCTCAGCCGGAGGCGGCTTCGAGATGGTGAACGGCTACTCGGGCCGCAACCCGGTGACCGCCGGGATCGACATGGCGTCCACGCGCAGCGCGACCGTGCGGATCAGCGAGCACATCGACGAGAACACGAAGCGGATGCTGTGGACGGGGGAGGTGGACGACAAACGGCTGGCGCAGTTCATCCGGCTGCTGGGCGATCTGATGATGCGCTTCAAGGTGAACATGGCAGCCATCGACCACCTCCCGGACGGGCGCGTCGCACGCGCGTTCCAGGCGGCGTTCCCCGGCAGGGTCTACGTCGTCGCGCTGACCGGCCACCAGCAGAAGCAGGTGCTCACGACCGACGAGCAGCTACAGACCGCGAGCGTGAAGCGCACCGAGTCCATCGACGCGATGATCTCGATGATCCGAGCCCAGAACAACCATCTCGCTGTGAACCTGCCGGAGAACTACCGGAACGAGATGAAGTCGCCGCAGCGGCTCACCGAGGAGGATGAGGACACCGGCGAGGTGACGACCGAATACGTCTCGACCGGCCCGGATCACTTCGCGATGGCGGAGGTCTTCGACATGATCGCGACCGAACTGTGGTGGATGCGCACGCAGGTCGAGTCGTACTTCCGCAAGCAGACGACGACGCTCGACGAGCATCTCCAGACGTTCGAGCGGTCAGACCTCGACCGGCCCGAGAACATCGAGTACCGGGGCGGGCCGGAGGATGCGCCCGAACCGCCGGGTGTCGAGCCCGACGAGTGGAGCCCGCTGACAGACGAGGACGACTGGCCGAGGTACTAGCGAAGCAACACGCTGTGTGCTACAGTCTGGGCTGTGTGTACCACGACCCAGGAGGGCGCTATGACGCCGCAGCCGGGCACGGTCAGCGAGGGCACGCAAAGGCCCGAGGACTTGATCCCGAAGTTCCTCGACGTGCTGGAGGCCCACGCGCCCGACAAGGCCGAGGAGATCAGGCGGCTCTACCCGGAGACGCTTGCGCACCTGAGCGATGACACGGTTTCGCGCGTGGTGACGGCGCGTGGGATGCTCCTCGAAGACCTGTTTCGGGAGTTGGAGGAGGTCGCGCCGCGCGGTCACTACTTCGGCGCGCACGAGAGCGACGGGGCCGACTTCGGCTTTTGGCCCGCAGGCGACGACTGATCGTGGGCGCGGCTGAGAGAATACGAGGGACGAACCAGGAGGCCAGTATGGGACAGGCACAGGCAATCGCGGACGCCGAGACGACGGTCGAGGGGCTTCGCACGGAGCTTCACGGGGTCGAGGAGGGCGTCGAGCGGATACTCGAACGCGCCTATGTGCAGCGGGGCGCGCTCGACTCCGAGATCGCTCGGCTGGAGGACACCCTCGCGACGCTCCGGGGTAAGCCTCGCAACGGCAAGCGCTCGAAGCGGAAGCGTGCGACGCCGGTGACCGACAGCGCCGAGCGGCGGGCGGGGCCGGGGAACGTCGTCAAGATCGAGGAGGCGCTCCGGCGTCGCGGAGGACGGGCGACGCAGCATCAGTTGACCGAGGACACTCGGCTCAACTCGGGCACGATGACCTACGGGCTGCGGGCGCTGGAGGAGCGCGGCGTGATTCGCCCGACGGGCGACTCGGTGCGGCGCTCGCGCGAGTTCGAGGTTGTCGGCGACTCGATCAAGGTGCCGCCGGGAGGAGGAACATGGTCGAGGTAGCCGTCTATGGTGCGAGTGACGATCTCGTAGAAATCGAGGGCGACCTCAACGAGGAGTTCAACCTGGCCTACGACAGCGAGGCGATGCTGCTCGCGTTCGGTGACGGGACAGTGCTCTACGTGCGCTACGACAATAACGGCGTCTGGCGTATCACGCAGCGCGAGTCCGGCACGGCAGCGTTCGAGAAGGCCGAGGCGCCGCCCGACGATGAGGACAACTACTCCGACCGCGTGACGCTCCGAGGCGACCTGCGCTGGGTCGTGGCTACGGAGCAGCCGACCCTTCACCGTATCGTCGCAGCGTCTAGTGAGACAGTCGAGTGACGGTCGAGCGCGTCAACGGCCACCGCTACCACAATGGTGAGCCGTTCTGCGAGCGGTGCGGCACGCACGTCGCGCATGCGCCAGCGAACCCCTGCGTGCCGTCGAACGTGACCGTGCTCGTGAGCGACTCTAAACCGGAGTTCTCTGCTCTCAGATGCCGCCGACACGATGGGCTACTTCGACGACGACTTCAGGGAGTCGCCGGAGGGCGAAGATGAGTGGCTTCCCGTCGGGAACATGCAACTTCGGGGCGGTCGGGACTGATAGCCCGCCGAGGTGAGCAAGAGCCGGAAACGCAGGCACCTCGTGGCGGTGCCGGAGGTGCAGGAGGAGCGCCCCGAGCTGCCCAGCAGCGTGCTCTACTCGGTGACGAGGCCGGTTCCGCCGAATCCGGTGCGCGTCTTCCCCGCTCCGCCGCTGCGGATGAAGGCGAAGCCCGTCGAGGAGTTCGACTCCGGGCTCGACGCGTTCTCCCGCTTCATGGCCGACACCGTCGTCGCGTTCCAGGGCTACGGGCTCGCGGCGAACCAGGTCGGAGTGCTCCAGCGCGTCGTTGCGATCCGCAACGTGAACGACCTCGCGTCCGGCCAGGTGATGATCCTCGCGAACCCCGAGATCGTGATGCGCTCCGAGGAGACGAGCGTGGACATGGAGGGCTGTCTGTCTCTGCCGGGGATCAACGTGCCGGTCGAGCGTCACAACGAGATCGTCGTCACCGGCCAGTACCCGCCCGACGGCGAGGACACGAAGATAAATCTCGGTGGGCTGCTCGCCCGAGTGGCGCAGCACGAGATCGACCATCTGGACGGCGTGCTGATGCTCGACCACGTCCCGGCGAAGCTCCGGCGTGAGGCGGTGAGGATGCTCGCGGCGAGCAAGGACGTGTCGGTGGGCATGGTTGCCGAGGAGCTACAGCGTGTCGGCGCTCTGTTCTCCCGCTAGACCGTCCGGCTCCCGCGTTAGCTTGCGTACGTGCCGGAGAGGAGCCGCGTCCTGCGCCCCGCGCCCGACGGGAGCTTCCGCTCCCAGCTTTCGCTCTACGTTCGACTCGTCGCCGACGCGCTCGGTCTGCGCGACCACGAGGTCGAAGTCCAGAGCAGGCACGCGGCACCGGGCCGGATCGCCGAAGTCGATCTCTCCGCCTTCCGGCAGACGGTTCGGCTGCGTGTCTGCGAAGGCTTCCGCGAGCTACCGTCAGACGATCAGCGGCACGCCATCGTTCACGAGCTTGTCCACGCGCACGTCAAGGCGCTCTGCGACACGGTCGAGCAAGGCGTACCATCGTGGATGCCAGAGCGCACGTGGGAGATGTTCCGGGGCATATTCGAGCGGGACGTAGAGGTGCTTGTGGACACCATCGCCGTGTTGCTTTGCCCCCTGATCGAGCCGCCATCCTGGGAATGAGCATCGTCTGGATGATCCTGCTCGGGCTCGCCGTCTGGGTGGGACTGAACATTCTGCTCGTCGCGCTCTGGATCGCAATACACGAGATCGTCTGGCGTTCTCCTCAGTATTCTTCCCAGAGATGGCGGCAACACTCGTAGAAGCCGTCGGGCTCCGGGTTGTCGCCGACCTGGAGATTCCCTGTCCCGCCGGTGAGCCCATCGGCGAGACGAATCAGGGCTCCGGGTGTCTGTGCCGCGTCGAGGGTGAGCGCATCCTTGCCGCCACGAACCCGTCGAGCCTCGGGCGGTTCTGCACGAGCGTCGAGGGCTTCAAGCGATGCCCGACCTGGCAGCGGGAGAAGGCGAAGCGCGGGGTGGCAACGCTCCGCGAGGTCTTCTCTGTCGAGGAGGCCGCGTTCTGGCGCGAGCAGGAGGCCGAGGAGGAACGGCGGCGCGAGCTACGCGAAGCCGGGCTGATGGCCGACACGAGACTGCGCATCATGCTCCCCCATCCCGAGGGAGGCGGGTACTGGACTCGTGAGTAGCACCCTCGTGCGCGAGATCAACGACCGGGTGGAACGCGTCGCTGAGGAAGGGCGGGCGCGCGGCTTCGCCGAGGCGCAGCAGCAGTTCTTCGGCACGGCGGCCTCGACTTTGCTCGCGCTCGTGTTCGCCGACGCGGCGGAATCGGCGGCGCAGCGCATCCGTGAGCACGATGCCGCCACCGCCGACCTCATGCACGAGGCGGCGCTGATGTTTCGGCGCTTCGGCACACGCGCGAGCATCCGCGATGTGATTCCGGCAGACGAGGCGACCGGCGTCGCCACGGGCGAGCCCGTGCTTGTGACGTTCGAGAGCGAGATCGAGCCAGCGACGGTCACCCCGGAGAACTTCCAGATCGCGCCCGCGAGTGGTGGTGGGGCCATGAACGCCGGGCTGTCGTTCACGCCGGGGACGAACACCGTTGGGATCATCCCGAGCAATCCGCTGAGCCCGAATGTCAGCTACCGGGTGACCGTGAAGGGCAACGTGCGCGCGCTGGGCGGACAGCCGATGGGAAGCGACTACACGTTCACGTTCACGACCGGCGATGCGTAGGCCGACCGGAGGACTCCTAGGCCAGGCGCTCGACCTCGTCGAAGCGCGCACCGGGCTCGCGGTTCGGTCGCAGTCGGAGGTCGAGCTTCTCGAAGCGACCGCGCAGGACTACACCGCCCAACAGCGGATGCTCGACCTGCTCGGCTGGACGGTGCTCGACCACTTCTCAGGGCGCGAGCACGAGGTCAAGTACGAGTCGCGGAAGGTGATGGCGAAGCGGGCGATCCACGCCTGGATTCACGACCCGCTGATCGGTGGCGCGGTCGCGCTGATGAACGACTTTGTGCTCGGGCGCGGTGTGCCCCGGCCACGGTTCAAGGACAAGCTCTCCCAGAAGCAGATCGACGAGGCGTGGGACGATCCCGACAACCGCCGCATCCTGACCGACTTCACGTCGCAGATCGCGATGAACACCGACCTGTCGCTCCAGTCGAACCTGCTGTTCCTGCTGTTCGACGACGGCGACGACGGCAAGGTGAAGCTCTCGACGCTCGACTACCTGACCGTCAGCGAAGCGATCACCGACCCGGAGAACCGTCACCGCGTGCTGTGGTACGTCGCGACCGAGGTCAAGCGCGAGTGGGACTTCCAGGAGCACCGCTGGAAGGTCGATACCGCCGAGGTCGCGAAGCCGAAGAAGCGGTACTACGAACACTGGCACAACGTCCGCGACGTGGAGGAAGACGAGGGCCGCTCGCTCGGCGACTACCGCCCGAAGCCCGACGACATGGGCGAGGGGCGCGTCTACCACGTCGCGATCAACCGCATCACCGAGATGATCTTCGGCGTCCCCGAGTGGATCAGGGTGCTGCGCTGGGCGACCGCCTACAACGACTTTATGAAGTCGCGCGTGGACGTGATGAAGGCGGCAGCGGCGTTCGTGATGGAGCGCCGCGTCACCGGCACTCCGTCGCAGGTCGCGCGCCTGGCGGCGAAGGCGGTCAGCCGCACGAGCCCGCTTGCCGGGAACTTCCCCGTCTCCCCGGACGAGGTGATAAACGAGGGCGTGGGGCTTCAGTACGGGCCGCGTGGCCCGGCGATCATCACCTCGAACGAGGGCGTCCGCCACGAACCGCTGCGGATCGACTCCGGCGCGGGCAACGCGCAGATGGACGCGGCGAACCTGCGCTCGCAGTTCTCGGCGGCGTCACGCTGGCCGCAGCACTATCTGGGCGCGGGCGACGGGCCGGGCCTGGCGACGGCGACGGCGATGGAGCTTCCGGTGCTCAAGATGGTCGAGACACGCATCGAGATCATCGAGGGCATCTTCCGCTGGTTCATCGACCGCGTGATCGAGGTCGCGGTGGACAAGGGGATCATCCCCGAGGAGGGCGAGGAGGCCGAGACTGGAGGCGAAATGACGACGCTCCAGCAGGCAGCGGAGGAAGCCGTGCGCAGGGGCCACAAGCTCGTCAACATCACGGAGGCGAAGCCCGACCCGTGGGGGCGCGCACGCGTGATGCTGCACACTCGCGACGAGACGACGTTCATGGACTACGTGAACGTGGTCTACGAGGCGCAC